AGAGCAGCGGTGTTCGGTGGGAAAATGACGATGCCGATTATACCACGGCTGCATGAGTTCCCGTCGTTTGTCGGCATCCGATGTCTTGCTTACACGGAATACCCGATCATCACACAGCCACGTCGTAGCAGCTCAAAGAAGATCAACCCGTATCAGACATTCACACGAATGCCCGGTCGTGCAAGCGTCGAGCCTTCGACCGATATTTTTACGGATCGGCAGACGGGCTGGACTTCACCGCAAACGCAATCCTTTGAAGCCCCTGAGGGTGAATATATCTCAGGAATTTCTCTGGAGCAGCGCGTTGAGAAAATCGGTGAGCGTATCGTGCAGGCAGAGTTTGTTCGTCAGCGCGATGTTAATTTCAGACTGGAAGGCTTCATTGAAAATGAAAAGCTGACTGCTCTGGAGTTCGACGGTATTGCACTTCCGGTTACTGCCTACGCTCCGGCAAACGCAGATGGTGTTATTTCAGGGATATTCGCTATCCCTGCAAATGTGCCCTCAGGTTCAAAGACGGTATTCTTTGAAGGGTCTGCGAATACACGCGCATCCTGCACTTATGTTGGCCGCGGCGAGATAACCATTGAAGAATACCGGCTTGCATCGGCCTTGGAGACTTCATCCAAGACCATGCCGCAGCCGGTGATCAACAACACGGTGATTAACAACATCACCAACGTCAATAACGTCAGCGAACGGGGTGGCGATGGTGGTGGCCGTGGTGAAGGTCGCGATCCTCTGGCACAGACATTTACCCTCGTAAATGCACGGTGCCTCTCTGCGATCCGTTTGTGGTGTGCAAAGAAAGGATCAAATACCAATGCTGTTCTCGTGCAGATCAGAACATGTGAAGTGGGCATGCCGACTTCTATTGTACTCGCCGAGGCTTTTGTTCCTGCGACTGATCTGACTGAGGGTGAACAGTTTGTCGCGCGCTTCCGTTTTCCGGTTTATCTGGAAGCCGGTCGTGAATATGCATTTGTTGTCCTGACAGATGATGCTGAGCATTCGCTCTATACAGCGGAAATCGGCAAGATCGATATCGACACGGACGAGGTCATCACCGGTCAGCCGTTCACGGTTGGCGTGCTGTTGTCATCCTCCAATGCATCGACATGGACTGTTCACAACGAGGCAGACCTTTGGTTTGACATGTTGGCCTGCAAGTTTGATCCGGTCGAGCGGGTGATCCCTATCGGCAGTTTCAAAACTTTAAAAATGTCAGACATGATCGTTCGTGCCGGCGTTGAAATTCCTGATCCGGAAGCTGAAGTTCTTATTCGCCTGACCCGTTCAGCGCGTAATGAGATCATCACCTCGGCCCCATCACAAATTCACCAGTTCGCGGATTACATCCAGAACGAAGATATTGTGGTGGAAGCCGTACTTCGTGGATCAGAGCATGTAACCCCGTTCTTGTTCCCTGATGTTCAGATTGTGGAAGGGGAATTACAGCCAACGGCTGACTATTACACCCGCGCTATTGATGCCACGGACACCAATAAAGTGTTGGTGACATTCGATGCGTTCCTGCCAGCAGGATCGGGCGCACAGGTCAGCATCGGTGTTCCGGACAGTTATGTTCAGGTCAATGTATCCAGTGCAACGCCCTTGGGCGACGGTGTGGTTGAGCAAACTTATATCCGCGCTTCCGATCCGGCAAACAACCTTGATGCGCAAACAAGGGTCGTAATCACCGGCACGCCAGCGGCTCGGCCGGAAATCAAAAGCATGCGCATGTTGCTTTCAAAGGTGTAAAATATGGCAAATGAGAAGACGCCAAATTATCATTGGGATATCCCAAACCCATACGGGTTACAGATCGTTGAGATGATGAAGGTGGCGTCCACATTCGGAGCCATCGACAGCCGGTTCAAGGCCTTTGAGGATGCTTATCTAAGCCATAAGCATTCCTTTGCGGATATAACTGACAGACCAACCACGCTAAACGGTTATGGCATTACGGATGCCATCACCACAGATCAGGTGAAGAGCGAAATTGAGGCGTCACAAACCGCTCAGCAATCTGTCATTGATCAAAGCATTCAGTCACTGGCTAACAATACGGCTGATGCCCTCGCACTAAGAGTGCGTGTTGATGCTGCTCAGGCTTTTACCCTTGCCCAAAAATCAAGGGCACGCCAAAATATTGATGCTCTCGGCACCATTGACCGAGGTGTTCCAAACGGTGTGGCAACTCTTGATGCTGGGGGTAAAATTCCTTCATCTCAGCTACCACCGGTGGCCATATCTGAGACGTTCGTTGTCAATTCGCAAGCCTCTATGCTGGCCTTGGTTGCTGAACGTGGCGATATTGCTGTCCGTCCGGATTTGAACAAGACGTTCATCCTGCGTTTGGAGCCAGCTACAGTTTTAGCAAACTGGCAGGAAATACTGACCCCAGCGGATGGGGTTTTGTCAGTTAATGGTTTGACTGGCCCGGTGATTAACCTGACTGCTGGTGATGTCGGAGCCGCATCTATTGCCGATATCGCCAGCAAGCTGGATAAGTCCGGAGGGGAAGTAACCGGAGCATTAAAAGCCAAGGGGATAACCGACACGTCAGGCAGTCTCTCAGCTTCTAGTGAGAGCACCTCACACGTTTGGTTGCGGAATTCGCAGGGAACAGAGAAGGCGCTCTTTTATTGTGTGAGTGTTGGCGAGCCCGCGAATATTCGCGTTAACGGTACGCAATCGTATGTTTTTGGAGTGGACGGCACACTTACTGTACCGAGCAAGTTTAAGACCCCTAACGGCGAACTTACTGATGTAGGTAATGTTGGCGGGACTAAATGGCAGGCATGGGGCAGCTATTCAGCATTTGATGCCATTAATAACCGTATTGAACAACGTGCGCGTGATTGGGCGGTGCAGGAAGGTCGAAACCAAACCGGTGCTTACATGGTTGCAGAGCGGTACCCTATTGGGTGTTGTGTGCTTGCAACAATTTCACACACCAATGCTGGTCCTGGCACTTGGGTCGGAGGGAGTCAAATCAGTATCGCTAACTTACGATCTTCAACAAGTAGTATCTTCAATTCAGGCCACGTCCCTAATATAGGTTCTTGGGAATCCTTGGGAAATTGCACAAGAGACGGTGCCGGTATGTTTAAAAGGGTGCAATAATGGAACCACATATCATTGAGGTTGTAGCCCTCCGTTGGCTTAATGCTGAGCATACATTGCTTGGTGCGGACGTAGAATTCTCGCACCGTACCGGTGTAGACCCTATGTGTATCAACGCAAATTACGACACGCAGCTCGGCCGTGAACTCTGGGATGAGGCAATGCATGGGCTGCATGGTGAAATCGCCCCATATGTGCCGCCGCCTGAGCTAACACCAGAAGAGCAGCGCGCCCTGATGCCGCCACTTGAAAAATGGCGTTTCGATACGATTATCGATAGCCGCCCCGGACTGCGTGACAAAATCGAAACTGCGATTGACCGCAATATTTCTGACCTGCTCCAGCGTGCGACGGTGCGAAATAAGTTTCGCAGCGTAACGCAGTTTTCCCGATTGGATCCTATGTTCCCGTTTCTTGCCTCAGACCCTGATATTAATATCAGCGAACTGGAAATTGATGAAATGTGGTGGCAAGGATTGGCTCTGACATAGCCACCAATAATTTCACGTCACTGAACACACCGCCCTTGAGGCGGTTTTTTATTATTCAAACATAACAGAAAGGCACGCTTCGGCGCGCCTTTTTTATTGCTCGGCGGGGTTCCCGCCTCAACAGGAGAAGAGGAATGAGTGATCCAGTCTTCGGCTTGTCGATTACCCAAATCGATAACGAGCCGCGCCCGGCGATTGTTACGAATATGTCGATTGTCGGCCTTGTGTTTACTGCACCGGCCGCCGATGCAACTGAGTTTCCACTTAATGAGCCGGTTCTTTTTTACTCGTCAGACGATGCAAAGCTCGCAAAGATGGGTAAAACCGGCACCGGCTACGACGCCGTAAAACTCATTAACCAGCAGCTTGGTCAGTTACAGGCGGCGGCGACTATTGTCGGCGTTCGCGTAACTGAAGGCGCTGCTCCGGACGAAACTATTGTCAACCTGCTTGGCGATATCAACGCACGCACCGGTATGTATGCACTTCTCAATGCAGGTACGGAGCTTGGCATTACGCCTCGTCTTATCTGCGTGCCCGGATATACATCACAAGTTGCGCCTGCGGCGGATGCAAATGCGATAATTGCAGGCCTTCCGACTTTGCTTGACCGCCTACTTGCCGTGGCTGTGGTTGACGGTCCCGCAACGGACGAAACAGCGGCCAGCGTATGGCGTGCTACAATCCAGTCGGAGCGCATAATCCCTGTCGAAGTGGCGGCTAAGGTTATCGATGATGTCGGCGACGTTGTGACCGTCCCAGCATCCCCAGCAATTATTGGTATTGCGGTGCGCCGCGACCATGAGTTTCAAGGACG